CAGGTTTCGACAGCAGTTTCAACGGGGCGCTCACCACCGTCTCGCCTCTCATGGCAGGGAGGCTCACCACACCGTCCAGTGTGCTCACAGCTTCCAGCTCGTCCACACTCTGGCTGTCAGTCTTTATCTGATTCACCACATCCTGGACCAGTTCCTTTTTCTCTTCTTCTGTCATATCATCCGTTGTTTTGATTATTGTTCAACTGTTCTCTAAGCCCGTCGATAAAGCCGGGCACACACAGACGTTCTGCCACCGTGCCCATAAGGCTTACCTCCTCGTCGGTATATTCGACACTACCCTCGCCATTGTATATCTTCAGGGCGAGTGCGTGAGCCTTGATGCCATTCACGTTGTTGTAAATCATGTCGGCAAAGTTCTCTCTTGCGTCCACCGTATGCGATGCCTTGTGGCTGATGGATGCGTAAATTTTGAAATGCTGAAAGTCTATCTTGCTCATATCGTTGTTATAGATTATTATTATATAAACAGTAAAAATTATCCTCATAAGGCGCACTATTACCATTGCGTACAATTAGTAACTTTACAACGGAATTGGCTTTTATTGTAATTTTTGAAGCCCCAATAAGTGCGATTCCTCCGGATGCAATATCTATATCAGCATTGTTAGATTTATGGCCTACAAGCGTGAGTACAAAGGCGTAATCGTATGTACTACTTCCGAACATCCAATACAGAAGATCGTTATTTATATCCAAAAATACTGTCCTATTGGAGCCACTTGTGTTTTTGAGAAGTTGCAAAGGTCCGTCCATCCAATCTATGCTGTATATCTGGACTAAAGGAAGTTCCGCTGATACATCTTTGATTTTGCCTGCTTGAAGAACGCCACCCTCATTAACTACGATGCTACCAGACGATAATATAGAAACACGTGGTGAGGATGCGACTTTAGATTCTATCCTAAAAGCAGGACGGAACAAAGATGCGATGTCTTTTCCTTGTTGCATATTTTTGTTCAAGTACATAAATGTTGCTGCATCATCATCGTTTGGGTCAGCGTTAATTCCTAAAAACAACTGATGGAAAGTCCATTTAGCAGTGTTCTCATCATACAAGTAGTTTTGCAATCTTATTTGACTTGCACTGATCAATGTCTTTTGTTCCTCGGTTGTCCAATCATCAATGTTACCATAGTGTAGATTGTCTGATGATATTACCAAATTTCCAATATTTCCATTCGATGCGTTTATTTCTCCCGTGAACTTGCCGTTCTTTGCCTCGATGCTGCCATCCTCCAATATCTTGAAGTTGCCGTTGGCCGTGACGATTCCCTCCAATTGTATGTTGGCGGCCTTTATCTTCACACCGTCCTGACCCGCTCCGACAAATGATTTCAGATTACCGTCCCCGTCGATGGCGTACAGACCCGACACCTTGGAAGTGGTGATAAGCCCTGTCTCCTCCAGCATGTTCTCGTCCTTGTCGAACACGGCAGCGGAGATTTTCACAAGACGCTCGCTCTGCTCGAACAACGTGCGGTAGCGGTGCGTCAGCGCCTCGTACTTGTCGGTGCTGAGCACCAGCATATACATGTAGATGTCACCGTCAAACTCCAGACGGAAGTCGCCCGTTCCGTTCCACAGGCCGTTTCCAGTATATTGCACATAGCCTTCGGTCTCCGCAATCTCCTCGCTTATCTCCATGCTGTTGAAGTTGGCGAAGCCTGTCTTGTCCACATTCTCGAAGCGGACCTTCAGCGTGCCGACCTTGGCACAGCGGTAGAAGAATGTCAGATACACAGGCAGGGCCTCTTTCTGCCCCTCGTCATTGGTCGGGAACGTGGGCACATAGCGCAGGTTCCCGTGTTTCTGCAGTATGTACTTGTTGCGTATGCGCACCACCGTGCGCCCCATGTCCGTGACCACGCTTGCGCCGTCGCCTTTCTTGGAGAGCACGTTGCCGTTGGCCCATATCCACTTGTTGCCGACAAGGAAGAACACGGTCTCGTTCTCGGAGTTCCATTTCTCCAGCCCCGATGTGAACGTGGGGTTGTTCAGGTAGCCTTTCTCGCTCAGGAAGTCGTTCCGCACGCTGTCTATCGCGCTCTGCACCTTCCCCTCCGTTATCTCCAGCTTGGTCTTGATGTCCTCGCCGGTGGAAAGCAGGAACGTGCCGCGCAGATACACGTTGTCGGCATACAGGCCGTTGCCCTTCGGCTGGTTATCCAGTGGAAAGCGGTCGTCCTTGATGTCGTTAAGGTTGCCGAGCCTTGCACGCAGGGCGTGGTCAAAGTTCTTGGCGTTCATTCCGTCCAGCACGTCCACTCTCGGGTGACCGTCCTCCGAGGCGGAGATGAGGACGAGGTTCTGGCGGTTCGCCGTCTCGGTGTTGCCCATAAGCACACACTCGTCGCCCTCTTCGGGCTGTGCGGTCTCAAACTCGGATTTCTCCACAAGTATGCCGCCATTCGCGATGCCGGCCACTTCCACCCAGTAGGCTTTCTGCGACGTGCCGGTGAACACCTGGCAGCGCATCAGGTCGTGCGCCACGAAGGTGTTCTCCTGCTCGAAGGTGATGTGCCAGTAGTCGCCCTGCTCCTGCACCGTCTTTATCTTGCCGTTGGCCGCGCTGACACAAATCTGTCCGCCCACGCTGCGCACCTTGTTTATCAGCAGTTCAAAGACATTCATCACGCGCCGGACGGTTATCTTGTCAACTATCAGGTGCGACAGCAGGTCCTCGTCAATGCCGATTTGCCAGCCGTTGCCTGTCATGCCACTGCCGCCATAGTTGGCGCTGCGCAACAGTTCGCGCACCACAAGGGTGAGCAATTCGGCATTGCCCTTGCCATCGATGCGCCCATTCTCTTCCAGTCCGATACCGATGCCTTCCTCGAAAGTGATTTTCTTCTTCGCACGGTCGTTGCGTTTCTTGCTGATGAACTCCTGCTGGCTCCGTCTTGCCGAAAACAGATTGTTGTCCGTAGGCAGAGTCGTGTCCCAAGAGCGTATCACGTCAGGCAGTTCCACAGTGTTCGCCTTCACCTCGCTCCGCACGTTCTCTATCTCGTCCGCCATGCGGCTCTGCGTCGTTTGCGACAGCACGTCACTAATCTCGATGTCAGCTTCCGTCGGGCGCTCCAGTTTCTGGTCCACCACCGTTATGCGGCTCTCACGGTAGCCGCTCGCAAAAAAGCGGTCACTCTCCAACCGCACCCTTTGCCCCATGCACGGCACAACGCCGCGCTTCTTCAGCGCCACATAGTCTGTCGAGCATTTGTACACGCTTTTGTCCAGGCAGTGCTCGTCCATGTATTTTTCCACCGCCGTCGCATACTCCTCCTCCGCTATCGGGTAATACTCGTCCGGCATACGCACGTTCCACAGTATATAGGTGTCACCAGCTTTCGGCTCCAGCACTCCGCCTGGCACCTGCGTGTCGTCATCGTATGGCCATATCGTTATCAGCTCAAACTCCCGCGTCTCGCTGTTATAGTTCACCTCAAAGTAGTGCTCCCCGTCCTCGTCGTTGCCCAGACCGGCCAACTGCCCCGTCTGGAACGTCACGCGCTTCACCAGACCTCCTATCTCATATTCGTTCGGGTCGAAGTTCATCCCGCCGTCCGTGAAGTAGTATATGTCAAATGGCTTGCCGTCATCGCCCTTTTTCGTCTCCTTCCTCACCGAGCTCACCTCGCCCGTGCGCCTCGGGTATATGTCCTCGAACGCCCCCTGCTCGAAGTGCTCCACAATGCCCAGCTCCGTGTTCCGTTCCACATACTTCGCACGGCTCGGAAGCAGCAGGCGGCTGCTGCCGTATTTCTCAGCGTCTATGTTGCGGCTGCTGCCTATCGGGAACAGTCGGGTGAAGAACTTCACGTTGTCAGCCGAGTCACGCTCTATGCTCAACAGACCGTTGCCGTAGCCCAGCGTCACCTCGTCGCCCCTCTCGCAGCGGCACACGTTCACCGTCATGCCCTCTATCCACCATTCCGTCCCGGCCTCGTCGGCTATCTTCTTCAGAGCGTCGTTCCCGTACAGACCCTCCGAGTAGTCCACCACGATGTTGCCCGTGGCCTCCACCTTGCCCACCTTCCAGTCCGTTATGCCGCCCATCCAGCGGTTCAGGTTCTTCACCACCAGGGCCACATGCTCACGCGCCGTCGCCGTGTAGCTGAATACTGGCGAGTCCTCCGTGTTCAGCATCAGCGCCTGTTTGATAAGGCTCGCTGCACCGTACAGTTTCACCGAGTACGTCCATTTCCTGCGCCCCGTCTGCTTCGGCGTGTACGTCTCCACACACCAGAACTTCCGCCCTTCCCACACCGTCCAGTCGTTCAGCTCCAGTGTCACGCACTCCTGGCTGTCCAGCGACACGCTCAGGTAGTCGTCACCGCCCACCTCCTCGTGGTGAGTGCTGCTACTGTCGGGCACCAGCGTTGTCCTCAGCCGGTTCCGTTTGTCATATATCTTCAGCTCCATGTCCTTTGATGTCCTTTTTATCGTTGTTTTATCGTTGTTTGAATACCTTGCAAACGCCGTTTCAGTACAGAGGCTTCGGCTCCCTGAATTTCAGCCGCATCCTGCTGCACACGCCGCCTTCGCCTATCGGGGTCAGTTGCTCCGTCTCCGTTGCCCCCAGATACCGCAGTCTGAATGTGCGGTCTATCTCCGGCAGCCTCACCTCCAGCCATCCGTCCTTGCCCGTCCGCAGCATCGTGAAGAACCTGCCGTAGTTCACGAAGTACGCCTGCGCCGACTCAGCCCATAGGCAGAAGTACAGCTCCACGTCACGCGCCTGAAGGTGTAGCTCTATTTCTTCCGGCAGCTCCTCCCCGTCCGCGTCAGGGTTGTCCACCACAGTCAGCTCCTTCGTCGTGCTCGGCTTCAGCAGAGCCTCATAGTTAGTCCATTCTCCCTCCTTCTTCTCCGTCAGGAACACGCCCCATTCCTGGGCTGCGTCCTTGTCGTTTATGTACAGCAGACCTTTCGTTATCTCCATGCTCTTTCCTCCTTTTTTCTTACCTTGTTTTAATGCCGTCCCTACGTAGCGTAGTCAGGTCGTCCTTCATGTCACACATGTCCTTGCGCATCAGTTTCAGCGTCTCGCTGCACTCGCCCGTGTTCGTATCTATACGTTTCAGGTGCCCCAGAGCCGTCTGCATGCTCCCCGCCACATTCTCCACGTTCGTGTCTATGTTCGTCTCGTGCACCAGCATCGCCGTGTACAGACCCTCCAGTTTCGTTATGCTCTCCTGCGAGGCCGTCGTGTATGCGCCGCTCTTTCCCGTCTGCGTCGTGCTGTCCCCCTGCCACAAGTCCAGCCCCTTCTCCTTCGCCATCTGACGATACTTCTCCAGCAGCGCGTTGAAGGTTCCCTGCTGGCTCAGAGCATTGTCCGTCATGTCGTCCAGAATCCGCACATAGTTGCCAAACTTCTCCTCGTCCGTCAGGTCCTCGCGCTTCATCACGTCCAGCATCTCCTCCTGAGCCTTCTCCAGCAGTGGGGCTATCGTCACCGTGTATATCATCTGCTCCGCCAGCTTCTCCAGCATACCCGTCAGCGAGTCCGCAAAAGCCTTCCCCGCATCAGTACCGTTCTTGAAGGCATCCACCAGAGCGTCCGTCAGCGTCTGACCAAGGTCGCCGAACACACCCTCAAAGTAGTCCTTCACAGACTCCCAGGCCTCCTCAGCCTGGTCATATAGGTCTATGATATACTGCAGGGCCTCCTTGTCATTCTTCGCAAACTCACGGCTGTTCATGATGCTCTCAGCCAGCTCGCGGTTAAAGTTCCCAGCACTGTCTATCAGCTCAGGATAAACGTCCAGTATGCTGCTGTACGTATCCTTGCCCTTGCCCCAGCCGAACAGCCCCGTCTTCTTATGGCCCGTCTTTATCTCAATGTCAGCCAGACCCGAGTAGGCATCCTTCAGCTCCGAGTAGCCCTTGTTCACAATCTTGTTCCAGAAGGCATTCCCAGTATCAAGGTATCCGAACTTCTTCTGCTGCTCAGCCGTGCCCGCAATCTCCGCCTTCAACCCGGCATAGGCATCCTTCATCACCCTCACAGCGTTCGCAGCCTTCCCGTAAGTGTCCGTGCCGAATATCGTCTGAGCCTTCTCCAGCTCCAGGTTCTGCTCCATCAGCAGCAGGTTATACTCACGCTGCTGAGCCGTCACCTCCTCCATGATCTTCTCCAAAGCAGCCTTATGACGCGCACTCGCCTGAAAAGCCTTCGTCACCCAGCCGATAGCCTCGCCCGCGGCAGCAGCTATGCCGCCAACGACGCCGCCCTCAGCAAAGCCACGGCCTATGTTGCTCACACTCGTCATCACACCCTGCACAGCATCCATCGCCTCAGCCATGCCATCGTTACCCGCCGCCTCAAACATCTCGCTCAGCTTCCCGGCCAGGTCGCCCACCATCTCAGCAGAAGCCGCAGCAGACTCACCAAGGCGCTTCAGCTTAGCCTCAAGGCCCTTCTCCTCACCATCCTCGCCGTGCTTGAACAGCTCCCCAACTGCATCAGCCAGAGCCCTGAACGGATTCTTACCGAGCACCTCCTTCTTCAGCTTCTCATACTGCTCCGTCAGAGCCTTCAGCTTCTCAGGGCTCTTCTCCAGAGCCTTCAGCTCAGCCGGCGAAAAACCCAGTCCCGCCATATCCTTCTGCGTGATCCGCCGCTCCGTCCTTCCGTTCCCGTCCTTTATCACAGCAGTGCCCTCTGCGTCCTTCGTCCCACGCAGATAGTCCATCAGCATCTTTATACGGTCTATTATCTTCTGCACCTCTGCCACACTCTTCTCCGAAGTGTCAGCAAACAAGTCCACAAGCACCTTGTTCTCCTTGCCAAGCTCCGTCAGCTGAGCATCGTCCACAGACTTCAGCGCAGCACGCTCCTGCTTCGCCAGCTCTGCCAACGCACGCTCCTTCACATCCTCGCCTATAGGATGCCCCTCTGCGTCCACAGCCTTCTCTATCTGAGCACGATCCTTAGCAAACTTCTCGCTGATGCTCTTGCGCTGCTCCTCGTAGTCTTGGTACTTGGCGAGCAAATTCTGATAGAGCTTTGCTTCGGAATTTTGCTTGTATGCGTTTGCGGCTTCAGTATATCGTTTCAGATAGTTTTTTTGGTCAGCACTCAAATCATCCACAGTAACAGTTGGACGCTTCAACCCTTGCTTCTTCCAGTCAGGATGAGCCTGTTCAAATGATAGGTCTGATATATTCTGAAGTTCATCTACCCATTCTTGCTGGCGCAAACGGTTCGCTTCGATAAGTTTATCGTAATTGAGATTTATCGTTTCAAGTTCCTTGTCAAAACCCTCTTGCAAGCCGTCAATCTCCGCTTGTTTCAAATCAAATGCGGTTTGCTTTTCTGACGCTTCTTGTTTACGTTGTGCCGCTTCTACCTGACGCCCTTTCTCTTCTTGCTCTGCAGCCTTTATATTAGCTTTCTCCTGAGGTGTAAGACCAGTGTTCTTTGTCTTTTTTGTTTTCTTTGATGTGTCACCACCTGCAGCCTCATAGTTTGCCTTTGCCTTCTTTTCTTCATCGCGTGCCTTGCGTAATGCTGCAAGATAGGACGCTTCATCAGGATAAAGGGAACGATTGTTGCGATTCTTTATGACTTTATTTACTTCTTTCTGTGCATTAGTCCATGCGGTTTTTGCATCTTTCATGAAGTCTTTAGAGGCATTCTCGTGTATGCTTTTCATACGAGCAGTGGCCGATTTGATGCGGTTTTGCAATTCGTCAACACTAGTTGCAACACTCTCCCCTGGAAGTTGTACAAGTTTCTTTCCTTGCTTGTTTGCAGAGGAGATACAATTTTTGTAGAAGTTGATAGTCTTTTGAGCGGTCTCTGCGTTCATACTATTCAACTTTGCCATAAACTTGTTATGGTTATCTGTTCGCACTTGCTGCACATCTTTCCACACCGTACCCTCTGAAGCTTTAATCAACGATTCTATAGCGGAGTTGAATGTCTGAAACGTGCCACGCACGTTCCTTACTTCTTTATTATATTTCTTGTTAAGGTTCTGATAGAGATTATAATCAGAATCTGACATATTCAAGCGTCCCGTCTTATAATATTCTTTGCGTAGTTCGAGGTATTTTTTTAAGTCAGCCACTCGTTGTTGATCTGCCTTTAAATTACCTTCGCCTTTAAGATTACGTTCTTCACGAAGTTCCTCGTTATATTCTCGGCGCGCCTCCGTCAGTTTGTCAATAAGTTCCTTTTCGGTCTTGTATTTCTCAAAGACTGACGGCATCAATTTCTTTAGTTTTTCTAGAGCTTCTAGTCTGTCTTGTTCCGCTAGATTCTCATCTGTTATGGTGCTTATACATTTTTCAATCGCTTCTTTTTTGTCATTGATTGCATCTGTCTGTTCTTTCTCACGGTCAGCCGCACGTTGAGCCTCGTCAGCGGCAGCAGAGCAATTCTTTGAATATATAGCTAGCGCAGCGGCAGCAGACAAAATAACAGTTGCAAGTAACACATAAGGATTGGCATTTGCTGTTATATTGAAGGCTTGCTGTGCAGCTGTTGCAAGTCCCAATTCTTTACGGAACATAGCCACAAGGCGAATGTTTTCAACAAAAGAAGCAGCCTTCTGTACTGCCAGTGTTGCAATCAAAGCTGTTTTATAACTGCCATATACCGCAACAAGCGACATAAGGGCTTTTCCTACCGCTTCATAGTTCTTTACAAGTTCTGAAGCCACTTCAACGCTGCCCGTTAAAATACCCTCACTCTTTTCGCCCATGGCATTGAACATGTCGTCAATAGCACCTTCCAAATTAGAGATTTGTCCCTTCAAACCTTTGCTTTGCTTATCCAGCATGCCATGAAACTTGCCACCCTCTGCGGTTGCGTCTGCAAATGCTTGCGCCACCATTTCAGAGCTGATAGCACCAGCGGACATTTCGTCTTTGAGTTGTCCTATGCTTTTGCCAGTTTTTTCCGATATGATAGCGAGTGGATTGAAACCGGCATTTATCATCTGGAGCAAATCTTGCCCCATCAGTTTTCCCGTAGCCGACATTTGCGAAAATGCAAGTACAAGCGAGTTGAAGCGGTCACGGTCGCCCATGGAGATGTCACCAATCTGCTTTAGGGTTGGTATGACTTTCTCCACTTCGATATTGAATGCGAGCATAGTCTGCGCTCCTCCTGCAAAATCATTAAGCATAAGCGGTGTGTTCACGGCATATTCACTCAATTCGCTGAAGAACTGTGTGGCTTTGTCCTTGCTGCCTAACAATGTTTCAAACGAGATGATGAGGTTTTCCACTTCCTGGCGCACATCGATCATTGTTTTCACAAATTCCATAGCCTTCTGTGCCGTGAACACACCGCCAATGGTCATGCCGACCCGTTTCAAGGACTCATCAAGCAAATTAGCCTTAGTCTGGGCATCTAACATGCCCTGGCTAAGGTTCCCTTTCATCAATAATTCTACTTCTACAGCTTTCATGTCATTTCTTCAGTCTTGTTTGAAAACACTCCAGGATCTCCTGAGCGGTCCGCTTCCCTTTCACTTTACGCGACGGCCCAGAATCTTCCTTGCCCTTCACCTTCACATACCGCGGGGCATCGGCAAGCATCAGCACCAAAGTCTCCCAGTTCACACCCCACAGCATATAGTCCACACTCCAGCCTGTCGCCTGAGCCACCTGCCAAAGCATACCAAAGAGGCTATGTGAACCCTCATACTTAGTTCTTAACTCCCCTTCCTTTAATGGCTCGCTATCGTCGGCTTCAGCGGATTCGTCGCCGCCGACAATGCGATAATACTCTCGAAACCCCGCGTGCCCAGCAGAAGCGTCCAACGTCGGAAAGCAGCCTCAAGCCAAACGTCATCCACCCACCAGCGTAGCAACCAAGCCACCACGCCCGACAGCAGCAGCCCGCTCCACTTGCCCCTGCATATCGTCAGAGCAACAATCCGGCTCACAGTGCGACCGTGCTCACCAAGCCAAGCCAGACGCTCAGCCTCTGTCATCGCCTCCAGCTCCGCGTGAGTCACGTTCAGGCCCGCAAACAGACGAGCTATACGTATCTGACCGCCAAGACGCGGACGGCCCATCCTGAAACGCAGACGTATCGCCTCCTTGCGCCACGGCAGACGCAACTCCTTAAAAGGAACGGAGACACCCACGTCCAAAAGTGCCTCCGCTGCCTCCTTCTCAATATGGCTGTCCTTCATCGCTCTCTGTGTTTATCTATCCAGCCACATCATCAATGCAGTAAGGCTTGCTACCGTCGTCCGGAATCATCACCTCAACCTCAACCTTCACCTTCGACACACTGTCCAAGTTCAGGTCGCCGTCAATGTATGCCGAGATGAAAGCCTTCCGGATGTTTATCTCGTGCGACGAGTCCGTCTGTATCGTCAGTGGACTCGTTATCTGCACCAGGTCCGATGGAGCTTCCCAGCCTGTCGCTTTCTCCGCCGTCTTCTTCACCACACCGCCCATCAGGGCTGCCATGTTCTCGTAGTCCATCTGGATAAGGTCAAAGCTCGGAGCAATCGTGCCGTTCGACTTCGGAATCACAAGCACAGGGCCGCCATGCTTCTGGGCAGCGTTGATCTTCGTCACCTCGCCCTTCGCACCGTTCAGCTTGAAGCTGTTTTCCTCGATGTAGCCAAGTTTTTTTTCGCCTACCTTAACGACCGCCAGGCCGTACATAAAATCGTTCATAAATCTTCATTGTTAAAATTGTTATTACCGTGCAGACTATTCCGCCTGCAATAAATACACACCAGTCCACCCACCACAGCCCTCGCTCTTTCGAACGTTCTTCAACCGCCGTTTGAGCACTGTCCTGAAGATGAGCGTTCTTCACGCTCAGGCGCTCGTTCTCCGCCTCATAATACGCACACAGACGCGCCAAACTGTCGCAGCCGCTCTCTATCACCAGGGTAGGAGGCTTGCCGCCCGTGTTCTGCTTCACACTCGCCTTCACGTGCGCACGGCCCGAGCTCGCAGCATAGCTCGCTCCTTCAGGCAGTCGCCACAGACCGGAGTCAAGCGCTATCTCCAGCAATGCCGTGTCCGCCTTCACCGGTGCCGTCCACCACGCCTTCATCACGCTCGTCGCGGCGCTTGCGCTGTCCTTTCGCACTGCGCTTGCCGACACTTTGTTTTCCGACCTCACCGTCTGTCTCGTCGAGCTGCAGCTCGCTGCTGACAGGACAAGCAGCCCTGTGAGGACATAGCTGAATAGTCTCAATGGCACGCGACAGACGGTTGACAGCACGTCGCGTGAGGTTGTTTTCAGCCACCAGTTTCTCAGTGATCTTTGTCGTCTCTTCATATTTCTTCTGAGTTTCAACAAGCAGCGTCGATACGTCTTCGTACATCACCTTGTAGGTGTCATGCACGCTCTTCGCCGTCTCGGCCTCCTTCACCTTGCGGTTCGCAACCCAAGCGATGGCGGCACCTATGCCGCCCGAGGGTATAGCCCACTGCAGGATTTGCATGATTACAGTGTCCGCCATCCTTGTTTTCTCTTTATTCGTTATTTACTCTGTTTTCACACTCTCCTTACTGTCTGATGCCGATGCTCTCTAACCATGCCTTCACGTCAAAACTTGGGCAGGCTTTAGTCACGCCTGGCAGGTCACGGTGACCCACAATCTTGATCTGTGGAAACCTTTCATGAAAGTTCCTCACGTAGTCAGTCATAGCCTTCAGCTGTGCCGCCGTGCGCGTGTCCTTGGCCGTCTTGCCGTCCTTAGCCAGACCGCCGGCATACACCACATGGCGGCTCACCGAGTTATAGCCCGCAGCACCGTTCGTCACCTCCCAGGGGTCCACCTCCGCATCCTCGTTGTTCTTCACCAGGCGCTCCACTGTTCCGTCCAGATGGAACAAATCGGTGTAACCCACCTGCTTCCAGCCCCTGCCGCCCTTCTTCACCGGGTCAGTGTGCCAGTGGCGTATCTCTTTAGAGCTTACCTCACGGCCTTCTGGAGTGGCTGTGCAGTGCAGCACCAGATATTTCATCCTTGCCATAGCCTAGCCGATGGGGTCAGCATACTCTGCCAAACCGCGTTCCACAACGTCATGGGCACGATCCAGCTCAAATTCAAGCACCTCACCTGTCTCGTGCACCACGCTCAGGTCTTCCTTGTCGCGAAACTTTGCCACGACCTTCACACTCACTGTCTTTTTCTCTGCCATAATCTTTTTTTTTATTTTAGTTGTATTTGTTACCTGGGCGGAGGCGGTTCCACGCACTCCGCCGTTCCCAGTTTCTAGCCCTCGGGCACGTAATTGAACTTCTTGGTCTTTCTCCAGTCCATCACCACAATCTCCTCGCCGAAGCCAACGTTCGTGTCGGCCTTTATCAGCAGCTTGAAGAAATACAGCTCCGATGGGTTGCTCAGCTTGTCTATCTGGATCACGTTCTCGTCGTCCTGAAGGTTCACCGCAGCGAAGAAGTTGCCGTCCGCATCGGGCGAGCACAGCGTCGCCATGATGAGCGAGTCTGGCCAGGCGGCCACAGTCTCGATGGCGATGCCCTTGAAGCGTTTGCTGTTCACCTCGCTCTCGTTAGAGTTCTTGTGCTCGCGCTCTGTCAGTTCCTTGTCGTACTGGTCAAAGTCGTCAACGCTCATCAGAATGCGCAGGTTCGGGTTCTCGCGCATCGCCTTGGGGATGGCGTTGCGCACAGCATACAAGCGGTCTATCATCGAGGTGGGGCCCTCAGGGTTCACCACAATTACGTCGCTTGCCTTGGCTGCTTGCGTCAATATGCCGTCCATCAGCTGGTCGTCGGTGCCACCGCTCACATACTCGCCGTTCACAAACAGGTTGCCAAGCTCAAACTGCACCTGCTTCGACAGCGCCTCCAGAAGAGCGTTCTGGGCCTCGGGAGGAAGTTCCGCAAACACCAGGTTGCCCTTAGGCTGCCACTTTCTCCATATCTGCTCAAAAGCTCGTGGGTTAAACACCGTGAACGCCATGAAGTCGTGGGGCTCCAAGGTCTGCTCGCTGTAATTGAAGTCGCCCTGGGCATCGCTCTTCTGAGGGTCTTCCTTGCGCTTCTGCAGCATCTTGCCCGCCTTTAGGCGTGGCACGCTGATTTTCTTTTCCACACCGGGAATCACCATGATGAGTCCCTTGTCCACAAGCTCGTTGCCCGTGGTCGCAACGGTCAGGATGCGCTCCAGCACCTCGCCGTTGTAGTTCGTGTTCTTTACTACTATTGCCATTTGTTTTCCTTTTTATGGTTCTTCTGTCTCTCGTCCTTTACTGGAACTGGCGCTTCATGCGCGCTTCCCTGATCTGCTTCTGGCGCTGCTCCCATGGTCCGTCGCTCACGCCGGGCTGCACATGAAGGTCGTTCATCACCTTGCGCTTCGGGGTCAGGGCCGCAAGCACCTTCTTGCCCTCGTCCATGTTTCCCTTCAGAATGTTCTCGAAGGTCGGGCGGCTTTCAGCATTGATGCGGCCGTCCTGCTCAGCTGCGTCCAACAGTTCCTTGCGCTCAGCCTCTGCGTCTGCCTCGGCTTTGTCCTCAAAGCCCTTCAGCTTCTTCTTCAGATCTTTGTTCTCGTCCTCCAAGGTCTGTGCCTTGCCGGCAAGGGTCGCATAGTGCTGAGCCCTCGCCACCACTTCTTCATCACTCTTGCAGTCCTTAAACTGCGCCTGTTTCTTCAGTTCTTCTAATGTCATATTGTTCGCTTTTTGTGGCTCGTTCCTGAGCCGGTTGTTGAATGTCGTGTATATCTCCTCTGGAGTGCTGTCCTCAGCTACGGGGTCCGCATCATAAATGCCGTCTATCAGACCCATCTGCAGAGCCTCTTGCGCTGTCAGCCAGTGGTCTGTCCCGTCAAAGTATTGGGCTTTCACTTCTTCTTTGCTCATGCCCATGCGTTGGGCGTACATCTCGCCCAGACTGTCCTCCAGGCTCTCTATCTCCGCGATGCACTTCGCCATCTCTTGCTTGTTGCCGTAGCAGCCACCGCTCACGCTGTGAAGCATCAGACGCGCATACCGGCTCATCTCCACTGGCTTGCCGCACAGCGCTATCACGCTCGCCATGCTCGCCGCCACACCGTCCACGTAAAGACGTATGTCTGCATTGCTCTGGCGGATGGCGTTGTAGATGGCTATACCGCTGAACACGTCGCCGCCGTTCGAGTTGATGCGGATGTCTATACGCTCACTCTCCTCGGCGCAGGCTGCCAGCTCGGCGGCTATCTGCCCGCTCGCCACCTCGTAGCCGATGTCGCCATACATGTAGATGGTGCTCACGCTCGCCGCTTTCTTGATATTGAAATATTTGCTCATTGTCTCCTTCTTTGTCGGGCAGTTTGCCCATGTTGCGGTTGCAAAGTTAATGGCTTTCCAACCTCATTCCATACCCCCTGTTTTATCATGAAACGTTATACCGGCATCATAACGCCGCAACTTGTCATCATGCTTTTCACTCGCTCGGATTCACTCCTTTTCACGGTAATTTTGCACAGCATTTATTCACATTATAAACAGATTTTTCAATGGCAGATTTAACCAATACGCAGAAAAAGGAGTGGGCTCGCACGCTTTATCTCCGAGAAAACCTCACACAGCAGGAGATTGCCGACCGTGTGGGAGTGTCACGCGTCACAGTCTCAAACTGGTGCCGCGGCGGCAAATGGGAGGAACAGAAGGTCGGACTCACGCTCACACGACGTGAGCAGGTACAAAGCCTCTATCGTCAGGTAGCCGAAGTCAACAACGCAATACAGCTCAAACCAGAGGGACAACGATACCCTGATGCTAAGCAGGCTGACACTATCGTGAAGCTCACATCAGCAATACGAAACATGGAGCAAGAGGTGGGCATCGCCGACCGCATCGCTGTGCTCACTGATGTCATCGAGTGGATGCGACCATCCGACCTCAACAAGGCAAAGGAGCTAACCTCGCTTTTCGACGCTTACATCAAGGACAAACTCTAACAGCGTATGAAACAGACTGACCGTATAGCACTACAAAACTGGGAAAAGTTCAAGGACAACATCGCGCGCGCAACGCCAGTCGATCGATCCATGTCACAGGCCGAAATACAGAAGCACCGTGCATGGCTTGAAGCACGCCCGCTCGAATGGATAAAATTCTTTTTCCCGAACTTCGCACAGTATGAGTTCGCACCTTTTCAGAAAAGGGCCATACGACGCATTCTCTCCAATCCCGAGTGGTTCGAGGTAATCTCATGGAGCCGAGAGCTCGCCAAGTCCACTTGTGCCATGTTCTGCATCATGTACCTCACACTCACAGGGCTTAAACGAAATGTCATACTCACATCCAATTCATTCGACAATGCCGTCCGCCTGCTCGACCCGTTCCGGGCCAACCTCGAGGCCAACGGGCGCATCATCGCCTACTACGGAAAGCAGCAGTCGCTCGGCTCATGGACGGAGGACGAGTTCATCACCAAGCAGGGCGTGGCATTCCGGGCACTCGGTGCTGGACAGTCACCACGTGGCTCCAGAAAGGATGCTGTACGCCCGGATGTATTGATTGTCGATGACTTCGACACAGACCAGGACACGCTCAATCCCGACATCATACAGAAACGATGGGACTGGTGGGAGAAGGCGCTTTACCCAACGCGCTCTGTCTCTGAGCCTACACTGGTGCTCTTCTGCGGCAACATCATCGCCAAGGACTGCTGTGTCGTACGCGCAGGAGCAATGGCCGACCATTGGGACATCGTTAATATCCGCGACAAGGACGGACACTCCACATGGCCCGAGAAAAACTCTGAGGAGCACATCGACCGTGTTCTCGCCAAGATTTCCAAGAAGTCAGCGCAGGGCGAGTACTTCAACAACCCCATCTCAGAGGGCGAGATATTCTCCGAGATGGCTTTCGGAAAGGTGCCGCCGCTCTCCAAGTTCAAGTTCCTCGTGGCTTACGGCGACCCCGCTCCGGGCGAAGGCAAGGGCAAAAAAGGCAAGTCGTTCAAGACGGTCTCACTCCTCGGCAAGCTCTCCGGCAAGCTGTACGTCATAAAGACGTTTTTGGCTCAGGCGCTCAATGCCGAGTTCATCGACTGGTATGTGCAGCTGCTCGCTTTTGTTGGAGGTCGTGCTCCGGTCTATTGCTACATGGAGAACAACAAACTTCAGGACCCGTTCTTTCAGCAGGTATTTAAGCCGCTCGTTGCCAAGGTGCGACGCGAGCAGGGCGTACAGCTCTACATACGAGGAGACGAGGAGAAGAAAACCGACAAGGCGACACGCATCGAGGCTAACCTGGAGCCGATGAACCGTGCCGGTAATCTCATACTCAACGAGGCAGAACGCGACAATCCCCACATGAAGGAACTCCTCGACCAGTTCACGCTCTTCACCCTCTCACTACTCTATCCGGCCGACGGTCCTGATGCCGTTGAGGGCGGCAATCGCATCATCGACGAAATTCAGCACAGGGCAGAACCACCGGTCACACGCTCGCGTGCCGACATACGCACACGCAACAAACGAAGATTATAAATTCTAAACAATGTATATATGAGCCAATTCGTACAACTTTCCGACTACGATGCCTCCATTCACCGAGAGATTCTCGATGCGCTCACCAGAGCCGACGAATCGGTCATCGAGATTTGTGAGGATCGGGCCATCGCCGAAATGAGGTGCTATCTCTCCAAACGATACGACTGCGACCGTATCTTCGCGGCCACTGGGGCCGATCGACTCCAGCTCGTACTCATGATGGTCATAGACATCGCCGTATACCACATCTTCTGTATTCACAACCCGCAGAAACTCTCACAGTTGCGCAAGGACCGCTACGACCGGGCAGTCGAGTGGATGAAGGCGGTCGCCGCAGAGGACATCTCCATCCAGGGGGCACCGCTACTGCCCGAGGAGGTGCGTGCTGCACATGCGCCATTCCGCTTGAAAAGCAACCCCAAACGGGTCAATCACTGGTAACTGACAATTAAAAATTCTGATTATGACAAAACGAAAGTATAGCAAAGCCCCAAAGGGCAAAATCACCATTGGCGGAAACATTCCGCAGCAGGGACAGCAGCGCCCCAATGTCATTGTGCTCACGCAGCCAAAGCGCTTCGGCATCGACATCGCCGACTTCACTTCGGCTGTCCGGGCGGCAGAGGATGTCGATTTCTCGCGACGATACAAACTCTACGACCTTTACTCTGACATACTCATGGACACACACCTCTCCTGCGTCATCGAGAAACGACGCAATGCCGTACTATGTGCCGACATCGAGTTCTGGAGAGACGGCAAGCCCGACGAGGCGGTCAACGAGCAGATTAAGTCACCATGGTTCTCACGACTCGTCACCGACATTATAGATGCCAAGATGTGGGGCTTTTCCCTCTGCCAGTTCTATCGCCAGGGGGAGTGGGTCGATTACGACCTCATCCCAAGAAAGCACGCCGACCCTGTGCGCCGACTCATACTGCGACACCAGACCGACATCACCGGCACCTCATGGGACGAATACCCCGACCTGCTTTTCATCGGATCGCCTTCTGACCTCGGACTCCTCGCCAAGGCTGCACCATGGGTCATATACAAGCGCAACACCACGGGCGACTGGTCACAGTTCTCCGAGGTCTTTGGCATGCCCATTCAGGAGTACACTTACGAGACCGATGACGAGGATTCACGACAGCGAGCCATCGACGATGCATACAATGCCGGCTCGCTCGCAGTTTTCGTGCATGGCAAGGACACCACGCTAAACCTCGTTGAGGCGGGCAACAAGACGGGGTCGGCAGATGTCTACGAGAGATTCTGTGAGCGCTGCAACAACGAGATTTCAAAGCTCATACTCGGAAACACGCTCACCACCGAATCATCCGAAAACGGAACGCAGGCGCTCGGCACCGTACACAAGAAGGTGGAGGACCGAGTGGCGCAGGCCGACCGACGATACATCCTCGATGTGCTCAATTACGACATGACGGACATATTCCAGCGCATGGGCATCAACACCTTTGGCGGAGAGTTCTGTTTCCCCGAGCAGAAGGACATCGACCCTTCCACAAAGATGAACATACTCACGCAGCTGCGAGCCAACTTCCAGCTACCGGTCTCCGACGACTATCTCTATGAGGAGTTCGGTGTCGAAAAACCTGCCGATTACGACAAGCTGAAAGCCGAACAGCAACAAAAAAAGGAGGCACTTGCCTCCATTGCCAATCAGCAGCTCCCTGCCGATGATGATGACGAACCCGAAAACAGCGACGACAAAAAGAACTCCGAACCGTCGCCCAAACAAAAAAAGTCATTCAAAAACTGGCTGCGCTCTTTTTTCGCAAAAGCCCCGCAACCGGGCGGGGCGGATTTAGAGTGGTAGTCAACAATCTCTACCAGGCGAAGACTGACGATGTGGCTGCGTCCATGGAGTTCTCCGACGATTTCATCGCGCAGGTTCTCCACGACATCTACCGTCGGGGCAAGGCGCAGTCTCCCACCGACCTTTCGCCCGAACTGTTCCGTGCCATCCTGCGCAGATTCAATGAGGCTACAGCCCAGAGCATGGCCGCAGCCGATGTGCCCGACCTGGATGACGACTTCCGTCAGGCGCTACGCCATTCCAACGAGGTCTTCTCTGCCTTCAAGGTCCACCGTATGCAATCTGATATGGCAAGACTTCTCACCGATTCAAACGGCGATTTAAAGCCGTTCAATCAGTGGGCAAACGATGTTCTGCCCATCGCCTCGCATCAGTGTGGGGCATGGCTGCGCACCGAATACGACACGGCGGTTATTCGGGCACACCAGGCAGCCGACTGGCAACAGTTCCTACGGGAGGCAGACGTACTGCCCAACCTCAAATGGATGCCATCCACATCGCCCAATCCGGGCGCCGACCATCAGCTCTTTTGGAACACGGTCCGACCCATCAACGACCCGTTCTGGAACGAACACCGACCGGGCGACCGATGGAACTGCAAATGCTCGCTTACATCCACCGACGAACCATGCACTGCTACGCCTTCTTCCGACAAGGCAAGCAATCCGCAGCCCGGACTCGATTCCAATCCAGGAACTGACGGGGCTGTGTTCGCACAGTCGCATCCCTACTTCCCAAAATCATGCGCCTCATGTAGTTTCTACAAGCCGGGATTCAAGGACACACTGCGCAGCGTCTTTACCAATAGGGCAAAGGACTGCTATAACTGCCCGTACATCAACGCCTGCATAAGTCGTATGTCATCGGACGGTTTTAAGTTGGAGCATAATTTCAAAAATGGGGGCAAACTATATGTGCATCCCGACATCGACAAGGACAAAGCCGACTACAAGGACATGAAGCGCATCTGCCTACAGCTCGCAAAAATGGGACACGAGGTTCGTATGACTCCGCGATTACACTGCAAGTCCGAGGAATACAAACAAATTTATGGTTCGCTCATTGGTACAAAATACGAAAACAAATGCCCCGACTTCTCTGTCGATGGCGTATTCTACGAGTATGAGGGCTTTGTCAAGCCGTGGAACAAAAAGAAAGTCGGACACATGCTATCCCATGGACTACAGCAGTCCTCACGTGTTGTTATCAATAATACAAAGGGATGCTCCGACCGCTTCATACGAAAAGCGGTCATGGCAAGAATACATTTGCCAGGACAGGAAGTCAACGAGGTTTGGATTTACGAAAAAGGCAATGTCAGATTGTTCTATAAAGACCGTAAATTCTACTACAACTAAAAATAACTACGGGGAAGCCTTTGCAGACCTCCCCGCGATGCAACGTGCCGTAGCACATGCTAACTTCTCATCGAAGCTGTCGCAAAGTTAATAATAATAATTTAATAAACAAGCGTTATGAACAAATTTTTCTCTTTTTTCGCAGCGTCTAACCGATACAAGCATCTCATCGGTGGCTTCATCGTCGCCACACTTGCCGGTTCTTTCTATGCTGCCATATATGCCGCAGCCGTCGCTGCATCGTGCCTTGAGCTAAAAGACCGCCTATACGGCAACCTCTGGGACTGGACTGACTGGCTCTGCACCGTTCTCGGCGGCATCATCGCAGCACTCATGTTTTACGTCTTATTCCCAATGGTATGGAACTAAAGGATTTCTCAAAACAACTAAAATCGCATAGCAAACAAATCGACCATCTTATGCGAAGGCGCCTCCCCGTCATTGCAGGGCGTATGGCAAAGGACTTCTTTCAGAACAGTTTCCGCATCAGTGCCTTTGTCAATGGTGGGGTCCACCATTGGCAGACCACCGGGAGGCAGCTCGCAGGAGGCAAGACGGCAGCATCGCGCTATGGACCGCTCCTTTCCTCACGCAACCATCTGTTCGCGTCCATAAAGTACACGCCGTCAGACTATCGCGTCAAGGTGGCAAACGACCTGGTATATGCTCCCATACACAACTGGGGAGGAACGCTGCACCCCTCTGTCACACCTAAGATGCGACGCTTTGCATGGGCCATGTTCTATCGCGAGGCGGGCATCAAGCGAAACGCCTCCAAGAAAAGCAAAAAGAAGCGTACCGACGAGGCTGCTGCAAATCCACTTGCACAGAAGTGGCGTGCCCTCGCTCTCACAAAAAAGAAGAAACTCTCCGTACATATCCCACAGCGACAGTTCCTCGGAGATAGCCGCGAGCTGCAGGACATGATACACGAACGCACAAAACAGGAAATTATCAAGATATTAAACTCAGAAAAATAAAATCATTATGGAAGAATTGTTCAAACTCATTATCGAACTCATCACTAACAAAATGACCGGTCTCTCACTCGTTGACGAAGACTGTGGTCAGTTGGAGGCAGGCATTGAGGAAGATGCCTACCCGGTCACCTTTCCGTGTGTCCTCATCGGCAATCTCGAAGCCGATTGGACTAATGTCGGCATGGGAGCCCAGAAGGGGCAGGTGCAGTTCTCTGTACGTCTCGCCGTCGATTGCTATGACGACACGCACTACGGATCGGGAACCGAGTCAAAGGTGGCAGAGCGTTTGCAAATGGCAAACAGCCTCTACACCGCATTGCAGTGTTTCCGCCCATTCGGATATATGTCGCCGATGATACGCACCAAGTCGCGTTTCTATTCTATGCCCGGTGGCATAAAGGTCTATGAGTACATCTTTTCGTTCACCATCCACGACGAGTCTGCTCTTCTCTCACAGCGTCGGGAATAGCTCCAGCTGGCTCGCGGTAAGCCGAGGAACCTTCACCTTCGGCAACGGCTTCACGTTTACAGTACCACCCTCCCTGCACTTGCGTCTGATGATGCTCATGATGCGCTCTTCCGAAATAAAGAACTCACGTTCTGAAAGAAGCTTCAGGGCATCATCAAAACGTAGGCGCTGCAGCTCCGTCCAATAATAGTAACGGCGGTACAGAGCCTCGTCCCTCAGCTTTATCAGCTCTTTATTCCTTCCTTTTTTCATAGTCTGCAAAAATAAACTTTTTCCCTTAAACCGCAAGCAAAAAGCCACCTAAATCGCTCATATTTAGGTGGCTTTATTCATCTTGCGCCCTCCAAAGGCTCAGAAAGGCTCAAAAAGGCCCAGCACATCATCACAACCTGCAAAAGCTCGGCTCTATGCGGCTCCACACACCGTTCTCCGGATTGCGCTTAGAGAAGTAGTAGTTCGTCGCCGTGGCCTGCACCACATTGGCTTCCTTGAACAGACGCATGATTTCTGCATACTCCTCGTCAAAGCGGTCCTCCAGCTCATAAAGCTTCGAGATGCTCTTGTAGTCCAGGTCACCCGTCTTGTTGCGCTCCAGAAGCGTCATCGCCATCTGGTACATCGGGTCCTCCACACCCTTCTCGCTCGCCTCCATGTAGCGCTTCAGATAGTCCACAAGACGCTCGGCCGCAAGGTCTGCACGCTCGTCAAAGCCCTTCACCTTGTTAAACTTCACCTCAAGTTTGAAGTCTCCGTCAGTGATCGTGTAGCTCTGCTGGCTCTCGTTCTTCACAGCGCCATACTCGCGCATGAGTTTCGTGAAAGCCGTCACCTCGTCGTCAAGCCATTTCTTGAAGCCTGAAACCTCGCTTTCCAAGTTCTCCACTCTGCCCAGCACGTCATGCATAAACTGCCCACGCAGCGCCTCGTAGCTCTCGCGCTTCGCCATGCGGTCGTTCTTTGCCTCGGTCTGCAGCCGTGCTAACAGCTCGGCACGCTGCTCCTTTGTCATACCCTTCAAGGGGTCCACTGTCTCGTTCTTTGTTTCCATTGTCTTTTCTTTTTATGGGTTCATTACTCGTTTTCTTTCTTCTTGCGGTTCATGGCACGCAGTTTCGTGTTCAGGGTTGCCAGTTCCTCGCTGTCCAGGAAGCGGAATGCCTTGCCCGCTATCCGTTTGTCCTCGCAGAAGCGGTCCACGGCTTGCCAGTCTGCCGTGTTCACGCCCCACAGCTGCATCTGGTGCAGCACGCCGCTACGCGCCTTGCGCTTCGCCTTCAGCAGAGCGGCACGCCGTTCGTCGTAGCCCGCCACACGCTCCATTTCATTGCACATAAGCTCATACTCCTTGTCGGTCATCTGCCGCAAGTGCTCGGTTCTCTCGTTGGTAAACTGCCGCACCAAGGTCTCCTTGTCTGCGCCGGGAAGCAGCTTCAGCAGCTTGTAGAACTTCCCGTAGTTATCGACGTGGTTCATGCTCCGCCTCCTTTTCTTTCCATTTCAGCCACGCCTCTCTCGCCACGGCAAGCGTCGTCGGCACGTCCCAGGTCAGCCCGTCGGCTGGCAGTATAGGCACGTTGTTGAAACACACATACACCTCACCGCTAAACTCGCGAGCCTGAACTATCGCTTCGCTCTCTCTAACCAAAGCTGCTGCTTTCTTCGCAGCCTTTTTCTCGTTGCGGGCCTTGCGCTCTGCGTTCAGCCACGCTTTCAACTCGTCTAAAACTTTCATTGTGTCAATATTTATGGGTTCTTTGTTTGTCATTTTCTCGTTTGTTGGGTTTCCACTTTATAGTCACTTCGGCGTCCATCTTGCCGCTGCCCTCACACACGGGGCAGATTTTCCATTCGCTGTCGTTCGGGCTGTTCCGGTCGCCTAAAAAACCGCCCTGACCATGACAGTATTCGCAAGTATATCCTCGGCTCTCAATCCGTTCTTCCTTGCTGCCGTAAACTGGTGGCGTCAGCCATATCATTCGATGCTTACTGCTCATTGTTTCTCGCGTTTATATGTTACTTTCTCATAAGTGTGCCACTGGATAATCCGTGCCGCAAACATCAGGTTGGTAGTTTCCAGCACCACACACCCTTTGTTCTTCTGGCTGCGGTGTACCGTCAGGTCACATTGCCAGTTACCCTCCAGCCATTCGTCCATCACGCTCTCCGCCTGGCTCTTCTTCAGCAGGATGTATATCGTGTCGCCCTGCCGGTAGTCGTTCATATCTTTGCTCAT